CTGTGGGCAGAGTTCCGCATTCTGGACATGGGACAGCGTCTGGGGCGGTTTATCACCAAATACCGCACAGACTACTTCATGCCGGATAAGCGGAATGGGCAGATCATCTATTCCTACAAACCGCTGCCGTATGCGGAAGATGCCATCTATAAGCAGATTTCGGACATCACTATCTCCATGAAATCCACAGACCATCTGCAAATGCCGGAACTGGTCAGCACCGAATACGCAGTTCATCTTTCCGATGAGGAAAATCAGAAATATTTTGACCTGAAGCAGGAACTTGTTCTATCCCTGGGTGATGCCGAAATCACCGCAGCCAACGCAGCATCCCTCTCCGGGAAGTTGTCGCAGATGGCAAACGGCGCAATCTACGACGATGACGGAGAGGTCATTCAGATCCATGACCGCAAGCTGGACGCTCTGGAGGACATCATCGAAGCCGCTAACGGCAAGCCGGTTCTGGTAGCCTACTGGTTCAAGCATGACCTCACCCGGATTTCCGAGCGGCTGAAAAAACTGCATATTCCGTTCTCCCGCCTAGATGACTCTATCAGCATCCGCAGATGGAACAGCGGAGAAATCCCCGTTGCGCTGATCCACCCGGCTTCGGCAGGGCATGGTTTGAATCTCCAGTCCGGCGGCTCCACTCTCGTGTGGTTCGGCCTGACTTGGAGTCTGGAACTATATCAGCAGACTGTAGCCCGTCTCTGGCGGCAGGGTCAGACCTCCGAAACTGTGGTGGTTCAGCACATCATTACAAAGGGCACCATTGACGACCGCATCATGAAAGCCCTCTCCCAGAAGGAGCATACACAGACGGCGCTTATTGATGCTGTAAAAGCGGACTTGAAAATCTGAGACAATCTACGACAATCCGTGCCAATCCGAGGACTACAAAATATCGGAGGTACGAATATGGAACCTTATCAGGCATTAGCCAACGCCATTGTAGAACTGGCCGTAAAAGATTACCGAACCGCCCTGAAATACCACTACCGCCACCCGGATAAGAAAGAATACGCTGACGCGGTGGACAGCCTGGAGCAGTTCTTCCGTTCCGGCTGGTACGGGATGCTGACGAACCTTGATGGAGAACTCCTCATGAGTGGTGTCCGTGCTATGGTTCGTCAGGAGGTAGCAGCATGACAGCAAAGGAGTATTTGAATCATGCATACCGCCTCGACCAGCGTATCCGCAGCAAACAGGAGCAGATTGCTTCTCTGAATGATCTTGCCACAAGCTGTTCTGCATCGATGACTGGAATGCCCCATAACCCCAATCGCGGAACTTCCCGGATGGCGGATGCCGTTTGTAAGATCGTAGACCTACAGAAGAGTATCGCAGCTGATATGAAGGAATTGGTGGAACTGAAGGCAGAAATCATTGCAACGATCAAAGCTGTGGAATGTATCGAGTATCAGCTGATCCTGGAGAAGCGGTACATCAGCGGAAAGTCCTGGCCGGAGATTGCCGTTGACCTGGGCTACAAAATGCGGCACCTCTATAAGTTACACGATGAGGCACTTGATTCCCTAAAAATTCCTGAGAAATATTCTGCCGTGCAGTAAATGGCACTATTTCGCACTTCGCATATGTAGTATCATTACAATGGCAAAACAGAATATGAAAAAGCCTTCATGGGAGTGATCCCGTGAGGGCTTTTTCGTTGTGGAGGACCCAATGCCTTACAGGAAAGTGACATACACAGAGCAGCTGTGGTACCTCCTCCTATTCAAACTGAAGGAGGTGTTCAAGTTGCCGAGAAAGCCAAAGCATCCCTGTGGTTACCCTGGATGCAAGGAACTGACAGACAGGCGTTACTGCGCAGAACATGAAAAACTCGTCAACAAACAGTATGAACGCTACGGCAGAGATCCAAATACAAAGAAGCGTTACGGTCGAGCATGGAAACGGATTCGTGACAGCTACGCTTCTGAGCATCCGCTTTGTGAGCAGTGCTACAAGGAAGGAAAGCTGGTTCCTGTGGAGCAGGTTCATCACATCAAACCTTTGGCTGAAGGAGGAACACACGACCGAGGCAATCTGATCTCACTGTGCGCTTCTTGTCATGCGAAGATTCATGCTGAGCGTGGAGATCGCTGGCACAACAAACCCTCCTCCTGACCGGGAGGGGCGGTCGAAATCTCTACGGCTACCCTCCCGGGGAACGGTGCCGGGGTCACGTGTAGAAATTCGCATAAGTTTTCAGGGGAATAGCCCCCATGCTGATAGGAGGTGACAATCATGGGCAAGCGAGGACCCAAACCGGGCACCGGCGGCAGGCCAAAAAAGCCGCTGGCTGACAAAATTACGGATGGAAATCCCGGAAAACGGCCATTGACCGTCATTGATTTCAAAGACAACGTGGCTAACTTGGAAGGACAAGTGATGCCGAAGCCTTCCGACTATCTATCCGCCAGGCAGAAAGACGGCTCGACACTCTGCGCCGCTGACATTTATGAGAACACCTGGAAATGGCTCTGTGAAAGAGGTTGCTCCGCAATCATTTCTCCACAACTCATCGAGCGGTTCGCCATGGCCAGTGCCAGATGGATTCAATGTGAGTCCATCACCAGTGAACTGGGTTTTCTGGCAAAGCACCCCACCACGGGTGCAGCCATCCAGTCGCCTTATGTGGCGATTGCAAACACCTATATGACCCAGGCGAATCGTCTGTGGTCGGAAATCTACCAGATCGTCCGGGAGAACTGTGCCGTCGAATACAACGGAGTCAATCCCCAGGATGATGTGATGGAACGATTGCTTCGTGCAAGGAAAGGAAACGGATAGATATGTTTGAAAAAGTGAATCCCTCCCACCCGGACAAGGTGGCGGACAGGATTGCCGGTGCCGTGGTGGACATTGCCTACGAAACCCAGATTGATCCCAAGGTAGCAGTCGAGGTTCTGATTGGTCACGGCATCTGCCACATCATTGCAGAAACCTCTGCCAAACTGAATAGAAGAAAGGTTATTGATGCCGTCCATCGCATCGCCGGTAATCTGGCAGTTGACCTGGTGGTTGTTCCCCAGGATGAGCATCTTGCCCGGAATCAAGAAACCTCTTTCCGCTGCGGCGACAACGGCATCTTCAAGGGTGTCCCCGTCACGGCAGAGCAGAAGATGCTCTCTGACATCGCAAAGGACATCTACGAGCAGTTTCCATATGATGGGAAGTACATCCTGAACGGAGAAGAACTGACCATCTGCCAGAGCAACGCCATCTCCGATTCTCTGCGTTTCCAGTACCCCGGTGCGGTAGTCAATCCCTTGGGTGACTGGACTGGCGGCACGGATGTAGACACCGGTGCTACCAACCGGAAGCTGGGCAGCGACATGGCCGATTCGGTCACCGGCGGCGGTCTCCATGGCAAAGATCTCAGCAAAGCAGATGTCAGCGTGAATATCTACGCATGGCTGGAAGCCCAGCGAACCGGCAAGCCTGTAGAACTGTGCTGCGCCATCGGAGATGATACTGTGGGCGGCATTCCTTACGAAGAAATCGTGGAAATTGCGAGGGAGTACATCCGCAACCTGGGCGGCTTCGAGAAATTTGCAGAATGGGGGCTGGTATAATGGAAACGACCAAAGAGATGAAACTCGTCCCAATCACAAAGCTCGTCCCCTATGTCAACAACGCCCGAACCCATTCCCCAGCGCAGATCAACAAGCTCCGCTCCTCTCTCCGGGAGTTCGGTTTTATCAATCCAATCATCATCGACCGTGACTATGGCGTAATCGCTGGTCACGGTCGTATTCTTGCAGCCAAGGAGGAAGGCATCACCGAGGTACCTTGCGTCTTTGCCGACCATCTCACCGAAGCACAGAAGAAAGCCTACATCATTGCAGACAACCGCATGGCCATGGACGCAGGCTGGGATGAAGAACTGCTGCGGGTGGAAATTGAAGCTCTGCAGGCAGAAAGCTTTGATCCGCTCCTCACCGGCTTCGATGAAAAGGAACTCAGCAAGCTGTTTGATGACGGGCTGAATGCCAAAGAGGACGATTTCGATGTGGAAGCTGAACTCCAAAAGCCCACCTTCTCCAAGCCTGGCGACATCTGGACGCTGGGGCGGCATCGGCTGGTCTGCGGAGACAGCACAAAAGCTGAAACCTATGAAACCCTGCTGGGTGATACCAGGGCAAACCTCATCATCACCGACCCGCCTTACAACGTCAACTATGAAGGCTCTGCTGGGAAAATCAAAAACGACAACATGGCCTCCGAGAAATTTTATCAGTTCCTGCTGGATGCGTTTTCCTGCATGGAGAAAGCGCTGGCGGATGATGGCAGCATCTATGTGTTCCATGCAGACACTGAGGGACTGAATTTCCGCAGAGCATTCGCCGATGCCGGGTTCTACCTGTCCGGCTGCTGTATCTGGAAGAAGCAGTCTCTGGTGCTGGGCCGCTCTCCCTACCAGTGGCAGCACGAACCTGTGCTGTACGGCTGGAAGAAGAAAGGAAAGCACCAGTGGTACACAGGTCGGAAGGAATCCACCATCTGGGAGTTCGATAAACCCAAGAAGAACGGTGACCACCCCACCATGAAGCCCATCCCCCTGCTGGCCTACCCCATTATGAATTCTTCCATGAGCAATGCGGTGGTGCTGGACCCCTTCGGCGGTTCTGGTTCCACGCTCATTGCCTGCGAGCAGACTGACCGTATCTGCCGAACCATCGAATTGGATGAAAAATTCTGCGATGTAATTGTGCGCAGATATATCGAGCAGGTCGGTTCTGAGGAAAATATCAGCGTCCTGCGTGACGGAAAAGAATACAAGTTCAGCGAGGTGTGCAATGGAGCAAAATAAGCCCGAGTATCATGTGGTATCCCTTTCAGGTGGAAAGGACTCCACCGCCGTGCTGCTCATGATGCTGGAGCGCGGTATGCAGATCGATGATATTCTGTTCTGCGATACTGGGCTGGAGTTCCCCGGGCTGTATGCGCATCTGGATAAGTTGGAACAGTATATCGGCAGACCGATCACCCGCATCCGGGCAGAACACTCCTTCGAGTATTTCTTCTGCCAGCATCGTATTCACCGCAAGCGCAGCACCACTTTTGCGGAAAAGTACGGAGCAGATCACCTGGGTTACGGCTGGGCGGGGCCGAAGATGCGCTGGTGTACGGAACGACTGAAAAACGAACCGCGAGAACGGTATCTGCGGAAGCTGCGGGAAACATACACGGTGATCGAGTATGTGGGACT